TATAACAACCCTATGAAAGCCGCTATGGCTTTTGCAAATCAACCACAATTTTGGTCTGACTTTTCGTTTATATTTAATTCACCAATGTTAAAACAGAGACGTAGAGGTTTACAGACAGATGTTAATGAAGCTGAAATAGCTAACGCTGCGGCAGGTGCTAAAAATAAAGCAAGTGCTGTATTAGCTTACTTATTAAAAATAGGTTTTACACCAACTCAAATTGCTGATAGTTTTGCTATAGCTGTGGGTGGTGCTAGTTTTTATAGAAACAGAATAAAAGATTTAATGAAGCAAGGTATGTCTAAAACTGAAGCAGAAGCAAAAGCTTTTGAAGACTTTGCAGAAGCATCGGAAAAAGCACAACAGTCTAGTAGACCTGATTTAATATCTGCACAACAAGCAGGTCCATTAGGTAGAATAATACTAGCTTTCCAAAATACACCAATGCAGTATATGAGGTTAACTAAAAAAGCTATGAGAGATTTAGTTGCTGGTAGAGGTGATGCTAAAACTAATATAAGTAAGATATTATATTATGGAGCTGTTCAAAACTTTATATTTGCATCATTGCAAAACGCAATGTTTGCTTTAGCTTTTGCTGATGACGAAGAAGAAGAAGAGTTAAAAATAGATAAAAAGAAAACTAGAATAGTAAATGGTATGGCTGACACTATACTAAGAGGATCTGGGTTGTATGGAGCTGTTGTTTCAACTGTTAAAAATACTATAGTTAAATTTATTGAACAAGAAAATAAAGGTTGGAATGCCGATCATACTTATACTATAATTGAAGCATTGAATTTATCACCACCAATTGGTAGTAAGTTAAGAAAAATATACTCAGGAATACAAACATACAGATTTAATAAAGATGCTATGAAAGAGTATGGTCCAGGTCTAGGTAATCCAGCTTATGAAATGGTTGGTAATGTGGTTGGTGGTGTAACAAACCTACCTTTAGACAGGTTGTTTAGAAAAGTAAACAACGTTAGAGCTACACTAGATGAAAGAAACTCTGCTTGGCAAAGAATAGCTACTCTACTTGGTTGGAGTACTTGGGATGTAGGTGTTCAAAACCGAGATTTAGAGAAACTAAAAAAAGATATAAAAAGAAAACCTAAAAAAAAGGTATTTAAAAAGAAAAAGTTTAATAAAAAGTGAAAACAAGTAATACTAAACCTAAACCCTTCTTACAACTATGAGAAATATTTTAACATTAATTTTTCTGTTTATTAGCTTTAGTCTAATAGGACAAGATGAAAAGAAAAACAACATTTTTAAAGAAGTTTATAAAGACTTTTTAAAATACGGTACGGTGTATGTGGCTGGAGACGTAAATAATCCTCAAATGGAAGTTAAAGAGTATTTTGTTAGAACAGATCCTCAAGATTTTTATGGTATACCAGATGTTATAGATCAAACAACATATCACCCTTATGATTATAGATTTGGGTTTGGTATACGTAAACTAGCTAGATTTGGTTACGAAAGTAAACCAGGTAACTTTTGGACAGGTGATGCGGATATTGAAAAACAAACAGCTTTATCTGCACCAACGTCAGCAGTTAAAGGTTTAGAGTACTTGCTACATTGGGAAAAAGAAAGACAAAATAGCGATGAGTTTACTAATAAAAGATTATTTGTAAGACATACTGGTAAGTATCATATTGCTAAATTTGAATCAAGAGAATCTGGTAATGTAGGTTTTGAGTATACTTCTGGTGAAATAAGAGCTAGATTACCTATTGGTAAAAAATTAAGTATATCCGCGGGTGCAATATATAGAACACATCAACAACCTTACGGATATAATCCAATTGAAATATGGTTGAACGAAACTCAAATGTACACAGATCCTAATACGGGTCAAGAATTTGAATACCCAGCTAATCCTTGGTATTCGCTAGGTTTTTTATATGGTTATGATGATATATATTATACATCAACTGACGAAAACGGAAATGTAACATCTGATTGGTGTTGGGTAGATTCTGATGGCAATACAGTAGCACATACTGATTTACAGTTTCGTGATACAGTATTTGGTGATTTAATGAATAGATTTAACAAAGAAGCTTGGGACGAGTTAGAGCCATTTGCAGAAATTGCCCCTATTGTCGGAATTGATTTTTACCACTACAAATCTAATTTTTGGTTGCATGCTTACGCTAATTACATACTACCTTATCATAAATATGTTAAAGGTAATGTAGATTTTAGTTACTTACACCGTAATAGTTGGGGTAAAGGTGGTCACAATAATCAACTTGATGGAGAGCAATGGGACGATTACCAAGCCGGCTTAATGTTTGGTTGGAAAGTTAGTAAATCAATAGGTGTATTCATAGAAGGTGAATATACTAAGTTTTGGGATAGTGAAATATATAATAGTAGCGTTGGACTTAATTTTACATTTAAATAATGGAAGAAATAAATGAAACATCTAAAGTATCACTAGATATAAAAGCTGTAATTGGTGCTGTAATAGGTATTGTTTCAATAGCTGGAGTTTGGTTTACATTAACAGCTGAAATAGCTCAGCTACAATTAGACGTAGTTAGAATGCAAGATGCTGTAGAGCTAAATGAAGAGTTTAGAATTAAGTGGCCAAGAGGAGAGATGGGTGCGTTGCCAGACGATGCTAAGCAAGACTTAAGAATAATGTATCTTCAAGATGATGTTGAAAACTTAAAATATATAGTTAAAGCACTAGAAATAGATAATGCTAAAAAATAAGACATGGCAAAGAACTTAGATGAAAATTATAAAATAGGCTTAGATATAGATGGTGATGGTAAACCAGATGTTGGAGTATCATTAAAAACAATAGGAGCGTTGGTATTTGGTATAGTATCTTTAGCAGGTGTTTGGTTTAGTTTAAAAGCTGATATAGCTCTAGCTATGGAAATGCCTAAGCCTACTATATCTAAAACAGAGTGGGAGTTAAAAGACGAGTTAATTCGTAGTACCATCATGGATACTCAAGATGACGTAGAAATGATATTAGAAAAGCTAGAGATAAGCTAGACGAAAGAATATACGAAATACAAAAAAATAGATAATGAAATATTTAATTTTAATTTTAATACCATTTTTATCTTTTTCACAATCAGATGTTCCTGATAAATACTGGTTAACTGATGATAATTTTGAAGAGGTAGTTTCTGGTAATTCTGCTTTTGGAGATGACAATGATCAAACTATTCTTATAGAATTTTGGGCAGATTTTAATAAAGAAAATTGCTTCAATGAATGGGAACAGGTAAAAGATGCTTTATATTATAGAGTAGATATATCTAAAGCTGCTAAAGCTAAAAAAGAATATAGAATACGAATGGCGCCAACTTTACTAATATTTAAAGGTGGTGAAAAACAAGCAACGTTTAAAGCTGGACTAGACTTGTTGATGCCAACAGATCTTGATGAAATACAAGAAACAATAGATGAAATTAATACAGCTAATAAATTTTAAGAATATGTGTGAATACTGTAACGGCAATTGCTCTTGTTAAAAACAAATGAATAAATTGTTATCTGGCTTTGATATGAATAAATACAAAAATCAAAAGCCGCCAAAAGATAATTCCTTAACTACATTTAAAGAGTTAAAAGAAATTAATTCGTTAAGAGAAGACCCTAGTTTTGTAAAGGAAAAAGATAATCAAGTGTCAGCTTTTAAAAAAATTGCTGCTAAAAATGGTTTACCTTTTCCTAAAGACCTGGTCAATAGTTTGATAGATGAAACAGCACCTAAGGTTTTAGATCTTAAAAATCATTTTAATAGACCTAGGCCTAAGCATCTAGCTGGCTCGTTTGGTATGAAACTAAAAGATGTTAAGATGGATTCAATGAAAACACCTTCATATCCTTCAGGCCACTCTGTTCAAGGTATTGTTATAGGTAAAGCTTTAGGTAAATTGTATCCAAAACATAAAAATGAATTTGAAAAAGAAGGTCAAGATATATCTTTAAGCAGAAGAATAGGTAGAGCTCATTTTAAATCTGATTCTGTTCTTGGTGAAAAAATAGGAAATGATATGTTTGACTATATAAAAGACAAAATATAATGAAGAAAATTAGCAAAAACATAAGTTATAGCGAAGGAGTGTATAGCATAACAGCGAATAGACTTGGTTTACCAAATGATCCTTCTGATGAGCATTTAGCTAACATGAAGTTATTAGCAGAAAAAGTATTTGAGCCTCTTAGAGAGCACGTAGGACACCCTATAAAGATTAATTCGTTTTATCGTGGACCTCAACTTAATAAAGCTATCGGCGGAAGTCACTCATCACAGCATTGCAAAGGCCAAGCTATGGATATTGACGATAGTTATGGTAATGCTACTAACGCTTATATGTATGAGTGGATAAAGAAAAACTTAGATTACGATCAAATGATATGGGAATTTGGTGACGATAAAAACCCAGACTGGGTACATGTTAGTTTTGTAAACGAAGGTGTGAATAGAAATAGATGCTTGAAAGCTTATAGAGTTGAAGGATCAAGAAAAACACACTATAAAATAATATAAATGGGATATACTCAAAATAATAATCCTTTCCCTGTAACGAGCTGCGGTAGACGTAGAACGTATATGCAAGATGGTGGTAAGTCACCATTAAAAAAAGCAGATCCACGTAAAACAATAGGACCAGGTAAAAACTTCAACAAAGCTAATCCAACTGGTACGGGTGCAGATGCTGGTGGAGGTATGACACAGAAAGGTGTTAATGAGTATAAAAGAAATAATCCAGGTAGTGATTTAAAAACAGCAGTAACAACTAAGCCATCAAAGCTTAAACCTGGTAGTAGAGCTGCTAATAGAAGAAAATCATTTTGCGCTAGATCAAGAGGCTGGACCGGTGAAAGAGGTAAAGCGGCTAGACGTAGATGGAACTGTTAAATATATAAAATTATGGGATACGTAAGTAATGCACAAAGAAAAGCCGTATGGGCTTCGAGAAATGAAAAAAAATCTCCGGCTAAAATGGGACCTATAGTCGCTGCTGTAGCTAGTAAAGTAGCTGGTAAAGTAGTAGATAAAGCTATAGATAAATCTCCATTTAAAATGAAACCTAGCCCGTCAGCATTAAAATGCTGGAAAGGATACGAAAGAGTACCTGGCACTAAAGAATTTTCTGATGGAAGTTGTAAAAAGAAATGAAAAAGAACGTAAACGAAAAAGAATTTTTATTACAATTAAAAACTATAACTATAGCAGTTATAATTATATTTGCACTATCATTATTAGTGGGTTGTGGTACTTACAACAACCAACCTAAAATACAAGTAACGCATGTATTAGCTGTTACTGAACAAGGTGATACATTGAGGCTACCTATAAGTGCGATAAAACCTAATGTATATTATAATGTAATATCATATCCTAATAGATACTATGGTAATTGGTACAACAGTTATTACCGACCTAGTTATAATAACAACAGACCTATATACGCTCCAAGTAGTGGTTCAGGTTCTAACAACAGCAATAATAACAATAATAAGCCTAAGCCTAATCCTAGGCCAACACCTGATATTATAGTGAAGCCAAGTGGTGATGTTTTGAAAAAAAGAGGTGGAAATTAAATCTTAGAAATTTTAGAATATTTAGGAGCGCTTCTAATTAGCTTCTCATCTGTCATCCAACCATCATATTTCAACAGCTCACTATCTAAGTCGCTTAACAAATGCCAATTAACTTCTCCTCTTCTTTTTAAGAAAGAAACATATTCTTGTTCTAGATTTTTATCGTGAGCAGATTTTTGCATTGCATAACAAGGTAAATGCCAACTATGAGGATCAGCCGCACTTAATCTTCCTGCCTTATCAGACAATCCAGGCACACTTACTGTTTTAGCAAAGAAATCAAAACCTATAAGATCAATACTTTTATAGGTTTTTACTTTTTGTAGAAACCATAGCAATGTTATAAATCCAGCGCTAGGTCTTAAATCGTTAGACAGCATATCTTTACCGAACATACTCATTATATCTATAATTTCTTCATCTGTATACATCATTGTGTATAGCATACCTTGTGGTAGTCTTTTTTCTATTTCCCAATTTTTAAGCTGCAAATTACCTCTACATCTGTTAACTAGTATTTTAGATTTTTTAAATTTACCTTTTTCAAAACGGTTTTTATTCTTATACCACTCAGGAGCTCTAAATTGACCAGTAACCCATATATCACATTTCTTGCCTATAGATTTTTCTTGTTCCGGTGTTGCAGATATAGCTCTACCAAAGCGAACAATAATATCGTAGGAATCTATAGTCTTACCAAGCTTATGCTTCATAATTTCTACAGAGTTACCTACGAATACTATTCTTTTGTTTTTTACAAACTGTTGTATATCTTCCACCACTCTTCAGATAATTCAGAATCTTTATACTCATCGAACCAAGGTCCACCTTCCGTGTAATGAATAGCTCTCGCGTTTGTCTTAGTTATTTCATCAATACCAACTAACATATTATATCT